AGAATTGTATGAACGTGCAGAACGAAATACCAAGCTACGTAAAAAAACTTACAAAGCATTAGACTTATTGGGTAGATTTGTGCAAGAACGAAAAGACACTGGTAGAGTGTACTTAATGAATGTGGACCATGCTAATACTCATAGTCCATTTAAAGAAAAAATTGCTCCTATTAAAATGAGCAATCTGTGTACTGAAATTGACTTACCCACAGTGCCTCTTAAAGATCTAAATGATCCCGACGGAAGAATTGCACTATGTACTCTGAGTGCAACCAATTGGGGAAATGTTAAGAGCCCAAAAGACTTTGAACGTATGTGTACACTAGCAGTACGAGGATTGGATGCACTATTAAGCTATCAGCACTACCCAGTGTTAGCTGCTAAGTTGGCCACAGAAGAATTTAGACCATTGGGTATTGGTATTATTAATTTTGCATACTTCCTGGCCAAACATGATGTCAGCTACAGCGATCCTCGTGCATTGGCTCTAGTAGATGAATATGCAGAAGCATGGAGTTACTACCTAATTAAAGCCAGTATAGAACTTGCAAAAGAACAAGGAGCTTGTGGTCGTTGGAAAGACTTGAAGTCAGCTGATGGTATTTTGCCCATCGACACACGTAAGTCAGAAGTTGATGAATTGGTTCCACATCAAGAGCGCATGGATTGGGAAAGTTTGAGATTAGATGCAGTGCGTTATGGGCAAAGAAATGCCACACTGATGGCATTAATGCCAGCGGAAACTTCTGCACAGATCAGTAACAGCACAAATGGTATCGAGCCTCCGCGTAGTTATGTCAGTGTTAAACAAAGCAAACATGGTGTGTTGAAGCAAGTTGTTCCTGAGTATCGTAAATTAAAAAACAAATACGAACTACTTTGGGATCAAAAATCTCCCGAAGGTTACCTGAAAATTTGTGCAGTACTTCAAAAATATATTGATCAAGGTATTAGTGTCAACACCAGTTATAATCCGCATCACTACGAAGATGAAAAAATTCCAATGAGTGAAATGATTGGTCATTTACTTATGTGTTATAAGTATGGCACTAAGCAACTATACTATTTCAACACTATGGATGGGCAAGGCGAAATCGACGTTGATAAATTAGCAGTTAAAAAAGAAGAACTTACTATACCTGTCGATCAGGAAGATTGCGACAGTTGCGTAATATAAATTAAGGAAAAAAATGAGCGTTTTTAATATTAATAATAAAGGTGATCACACCAAAGCATTGGCGTTCTTGGACCCCAACGGTTCCGTAAATATTCAACGTTACGAGACATTAAAATACAGACAGTTTGAAAAATTAACAGACAAGCAACTAGGTTTCTTTTGGAGACCTGAGGAAGTTGATTTGTTACGAGATGCCAAAGATTTTAAAGAACTAACTGAATTTGAACAGCACATTTTTACTAGTAATTTAAAACGTCAAATTTTATTAGACAGCGTTCAAGGTCGTAGCCCAAATTTGGCTTTGCTGCCATTGGCCACCATTCCTGAACTTGAGACTTGGATTGAAACATGGGCATTTAACGAAACTATACATAGTCGCAGTTATACTCACATAATTAGAAATGTGTTCAGCAACCCCAGTGAAGTATTTGATGAAATATTAACCATTGAGCCTATAGTTAACTGTGCTAAAGATATCAGTCGATATTACGATGATTTAATTCAGGCCAGTCTTTGGTACCAAACACTGGGGACAGGCAAACACAATGTAAACGGAAAAGAAATTATTGTTGACTTGTACGATTTAAAAAGAAAACTATGGTTGTGCTTGAACAGTGTAAATGCTCTTGAAGGGATTCGCTTTTATGTTAGTTTTGCTTGCTCTTGGGCATTTGCTGAATTAAAGAAAATGGAAGGTAATGCAAAAACTATTAAATTAATTGCGCGAGATGAAAATATTCACCTTGGAAGTACGCAGACACTAATTAAGTTGCTGCCACAAGATGATCCAGACTATGCTAAACTTAAAGCAGAGACTAAAGAAGAATGTGAAAGAATGTTTCTAAGTGCAGCTGAACAAGAAAAAACTTGGGCAGAGTACCTTTTTAAAGACGGATCGATGATTGGCCTTAATACACAATTGTTATGCCAATATGTAGATTGGTTGACTTGTAAGCGTATGACTGCGGTAGGTTTAGACTGCGGAATCAAACCTGGTAGTAATCCTTTACCCTGGACTGCTAAATGGATTGCTGGAGCCGAAGTTCAAGTGGCCCCACAAGAAACAGAGATAAGTAGCTATGTAATTGGCGGAACTAAGCAAGACGTCGATCAATCTACTTTCAAAGGATTTACATTATAATGCTCACCGTCTATTCTAAAAATAACTGCCCTTTTTGTGTTCAAGCAAAAAATTTACTAACATTAAAAAACATTCCATTTACCGAAGTAAAAATCGACGAAGATTCAACTGCAAAAGAATTTGTATTAAATGAAGGCCATCGTACAGTGCCTCAAATTTATTTAGATGGAAAATTATTTGTACAAGGTGGCTATCAAGGCCTATCAAAATTAACTGAAGATCAATTAAAGGAAAAATTAAGTGTTACAGAATAAAAGTTATAACAGTGGCGATATCGCTTGTTTTAAACTAGTCAATGGCGACGAAGTAGTTGCTAAAGTAGTAGACGCACATCTGATGGGCTGGACTGTGAGCAGACCATGTACAGTTATCCCCAGTCCACAAGGCCTGGGTCTGATGCAAAGCCTGTTTTCTGGTGATATAAATAAGGATGTAGAGCTTAAAAAGGAGCACGTAATGATGCACTCTCCGGTAATTAAGCAACTCGAGGACCATTACCTACAAACCACAACTGGAATTCAAACAGTAAGTAAAGGTCCCATTGTAGTTTAAGGACTTTTATGTCGGTAGTGAGACAAGGTGACATGTTTGGATATGGTGGTATTATTACTGCGCCAGCAAGCTCATCAGTGACAGTAAATGGTAGACCAGTAGCGTTATTTGGCGCCATATATACTCCCCACTACGGTTGTACTCCCAAAACGTTTGTTCATTGCTTTGGATTTGTGTTTGATGTGCCAGCAGGTGTTACTATAGAAGGACAAACTCCGATAACCAAAGGTGGATTGGGGATATGTGGGCACAAGCCTACAACTGCCAGCAGCGATGTTTTTATCGTCGGTGGCGGATTGGGCATTGCTGGTGCAATTTTAGGTGCAGGTCTTCAAGGCGGTTTTTCGCCTGCAGATGGGGGCGCAGATGCAGTTGGCGGCGGACTAGCTAGTACAGCAGAACAAACAGCAATCAATCAAGCACTGGGTACCGCTGAAACCGCAGCCACCTCAGCAATTTCTAGTTTTACTGATTCATTCAGTCAGCTAGCTGACAGCTTCAGTGCTTTCACTGAACCCCTGACTTCTATTGCTGAATCGGTGGGCACTGTTAGTGATACAATAAAAACTGCTTTAGGTGGAGGAATAATAGGAGATATCGCAGTGGGTGCAGCTAGATCTGCTGCCAGTTCTGTGGTTACTTCTGCATGGAGTTCTGGTGTAGTCAATAACTCTGTCAGAACTTCGTCCCCGCCCCCTAATTCTAGTCGTACTCAAATTGACGCCACTGCTACTTCACCTTCTCAGACAGGAACAGATAATTTAACAGTAAGAACTGAATCGCCGATAATTACTGTATAATTAATTAATAAAAATGGCCATCCCTAGACAATATTTAAATAATAGTCCGCAAATTGCAATAGCTAATCTAAGCCCATTGCAATTAGCTGCTGCATACTACATGGATCAAGGGCAGCAAATTCCTTTTTTTATAAATCAGGAATTCTTAAGACAGATGACTACCTTTGCTAGTAGTGGACTAATAACTCCTGAAATGATATCTGTACCTGGAATTGCAGTAGTACTAAAAGGCGATGACGTTTATGTACAAAGACGAGCAGCAGATTGCGGACCAAATGAAACTGACAGGTATGAATATGTTTATGCAGGAACCAAACAAGATTTACTTCCAGACAGTTGGAGTTTTGATGGAATTTTAGTCAGGGGCGGCAGCGCCGCAAATGGTGCTGGCGGTCCATGGGGAACAGGCGGGTTGACCAGCCAAGATCCTTCTCCCAATAACGGAGTTGATCGTCAACCAGATATAGTAACAAATGTAAATGCTACATATGGTGCAAATATTTCTGCTAGCACATCGGGGATAGGATAATGTCTTTAGATACAGGTAACACAACAAGTCCGGGCCCAACTATATCAGCTGGCCAAGCAGGCAGCACCGACAACAACTACGCATATAACATAGAAATGCCTCAGTATAATAATGTACCTTCAGTCACTGGGCTGTATCAAGGAACATTGAGTGCTCAGGGAAATTTAGTTGCCATGCAACTAAATCGTGGAGCTCCTAAATTTAAATCCTTAGGCATAGTTTTTCGAGGTGCAGATCCTGAAGAATTAACTGTTCAAATTCCATACCTGACAGGGTATCTCAGAGAATATTGG